CGCCTTCTTACATAGCCTCTAGATCTATCTATGATACTTGGGCATATGCCAAGCTTACTGTGCATCCAGACTTTCACTACCATCTAATGAAATGGGCTGTGCGCCACATTTGGTATGACTACGTGTTCTATGTTCCTATCGAATTTCCTTTGGTAAATGATGGCGTGCGCTTTAGCGATCCCAGTTTTCAAATAGCTCATGATAAGACTTTGAAGTTGATACTTGATTACCACGGGGTCCCGTATCATACAATAAGAGGTACAGTTGATGAGCGTGTTCAGCAGGTAAAGGATATTCTGGGATATGATTAAACAACCAGCATTATTACACACCCTACCCCTACACTACTTGAATGTTGTAGGGCCAGAATCAAATTTTTATATAGAGTCTGAGTATTGTTTAGAAAGTCTAATTTACAGGGGGTTCTTTAATGGAGTTGATTGCAGTAATTCAATTCTTGATTGTGGCGTTGGTATTAATGCTGACGTTTCGCAGGTTAATCCTACGGTCACCGGTGACCGTGATTGGGCTGTTAAGTATTTTGAGCTTGCAGATATTTTGGGACCTGGTGTCGTCGTTGCCCCAGATATCCTAGGTTGTGCGGCGGCGACGCGTAAAAACTTTCAACTATACACTGAGATTAGTCCCTTACGGACTACTTGGATGTATGTGATACAAGGACAAACAATTGCAGAAGCAGAGGCAGAAATTGAGTGGGCCATCGCATCACCGACCGTCATCATGGTTGGTTTTCCTCGTGTTGTTCATTATTATGGCGATCCAGTTGATAGCGAAGCGCTAGGTAAAGTACGATGTCGCCTTATTGAACATTTTTTTAATAGGCTGGTATCAGCGGGTATGCGCATTCATATTTTAGGTATGAACAGTTTTGCTGAACTTCGTTTTGCAGCTGAATTGGGCATGTCTATTGATAGTCGTATTGCCTCGTTACTGGCAGTAGCTGGTTTGCAAGTGGATCCCACGCATCCTTTAAATAGACCGAAGGGTCTGCGAGTTGACATACTTCAACACTACAGCGTAGAAACATTAGAATTGATTGAAACTAATGTCTTTACTCTCAATGATTTTTTTGATAGCCTATGTCCGAAGAACCCGCTAACATAAACACAGTCCTGCAGGTCAATGAATTAAATCTGCAGGGTGAGATGGCTCAGTGTCCAGCTTGGTTTTACTACTATGCTGCTCTAGCTATTGACGCTGAGGAGGGCGCAGACACTGCCACTCTCGCAGTCGAAACCTATGAGCAACTCTTAGCCGGAGATTATAAGAAACTACCGGCGATGAGCGATTTGACGCAAACAGAAATTAAGCGTCATTTTAGAAGTGATCCTAAGTGGCAAGCTTTAAAAGAACAGGAAACTAAGTTACGCACCAATGCAAAGTTACTTGACAAGGCAGCGAAAGCATTAGAGATGAAGTCTCGTATGCTCATGTCAATTAACAAGCGGGATATGTACAAAAAGGGTGTTTTCACAGTTGAGCAAGACTAACAAGGAAATTTAAGGAGAAAACGATGACGGTATACACATATAATCCAGATAACCAAAAAAAGCTTACGCCTGTGGCAAATGAGCCTTTTTTGAAGAATGTACCGAAAGAAAAACTTTTTGTACCAACCGGAGGTGTTCAACACCGTATCCGCATCTTACCGCCTTGGAGTGCAACAGGTCTTTTTGCTCGTTTTGCAAAGACTCATTGGCGCGTAGGTGCATCAGGCAAAGCTTTCGTATGCCCTGATATGTGGGAAGAGGGCACTTGTCCTTTTTGCAAAACCTGGGCACAGATCCGCCAGCAGTACGATTTGTACCAAGTTGACGTACTCGCCATACGTGCGAATCCGAGATATTATTCTAACATCATTAATGTCACTGAACCACATAAGGGCGTACAAGTTTACACCTATGGTAAGAGAGTTTACCAAATGCTGAAGGGTATTCAAGACTCTGGTAGCTTTGGTGACATTACTGATCCCATCAATGGCGTGGATCTGATACTTCAGCGTACAGGTCAGGGTATGCAAATCCAAGATGTCATCTATCCCATACCACAGCATACACCGATCCAGAATCCTGATTGGCTGGACCAGCTGTACAACTTGGATGACATTTTTAGCTTGCCTGATTTAGAGGATATTGAGGCATGCCACAAGACGCATCCTTGGAGGGTCTACAATCCCAACGCTGCAGCTGGAGCGCCAGCCAGCATTCCAGTATTTACAATGCCTCCACCCGTTGCTCCTACGCCTTTTGCTCCTCCAGCATCTGTACGATTTACACCGCCTGTGATGCCGGCTGCCACACCTTCCTGGCCTCCCGCTCAGCCTTCTCCTATAGTTGTCGAAACTGCTCATCCTGCTCAGCCTGCTCCTGCTCAGCCTGCTCCTGCTGCAAGCACCATGAGCAGTATTCAGTCTTTGGAAGATAGGATTCGCGCCAAGTTGACAGCAGCCAAACCACAGTAAGGAGATCTATGGCACGTGACGATGTTATTGAAAGAACAGTCAAAGAGTTCACTAAGAAGTTTGGTGAGGGTACTGCCTGTACTTTGACTAAGATGTTCGCCCCTGAAAATGTTAAGGGATTTGTACCCACTGGTAATTTAGCCATCGACTGGGTTATCGGCAGACCTGGTTTCCCGTTGGGACGCATTAGTGAAATTGCAGGCCCATTCTCCAGTGGCAAGAGTTCAATCGTTGCACAGGCCATAGGCGCAGCTCAGAGACAAGGTATTGTCTGCGTATTAGCTGATACTGAGCACAGCTATGATTCCTCATGGTCTAGGCGCTTTGGGGTAGATCCCGAACATCTGATTTTGCTGCAGCCTCAGCATCTTGAAGCTCTTTTTGATGAAATTCAGTTTGTCATTGAGGTTGTTAAAGAGGGGAAGGATCCAACGCCAATGTTTATCGTAGCTGATAGTGTGTCAGCTACGCCAGCGTCTGCTGAACTTGAAATGGAAGATTCGACAGGTTCTCAAGCTCGTGGCTTACATGCCAGGATCATTTCTCAGGGTTTGCGCAAGCTGAGCAATTTGATTTGGAATGAGAGTGTTGCTTTGCTATTCGTCTCCCAGTTGAAAGACAATCCTGGCATCATGTACGGTACTAACAAATCAAAGATTGGTGGCCACGCAATTGATTTTCATGCAGGCCTGCTTCTCGAAACTCGTAAGCTAGCTCAAAAGAAAGGCGAGGGAGAAACTGAGAAGATCATTGGCCAAACCATCCAAGTCCATTCCACGAAGAATAAATTTGTCCCTCCTTTTAGGACCCGGACATTTGATCTTTTCTTTGACTCTGGTATCCGACCTAAAGAAATTGCCCTAAGTTTTCTCAGTGATCCAGATTTGCTTGGTAGGATCAAAGCCGGCGGTGGCTGGTATGAATACGACGGCAAAAAGTACCGTAAAGATGAATTGGCAGCGTTACTTGATGATGCCATTATCTCTGATACCTACAGGTCCTTGGGTTTAATTCAAGTCCCTGCATCAGAGCAAGTACAGAAAGTGATTGAGACCAAGAAAGAGGCGACAGTAGTATCTCCCGCACTTAAGGCTGAATTAGCAGATAAGTTTCCTGTTGTTGATTCTAATAACATTAATCCTTCACAAATTATTCGTGCTGAATCACCTAGTGGAAGTGCACCAATTGTATCTTCTGTGGAAATCGTTGCAAAGGATGACACCGGTACTTTAAACACTACCGTTGTTAAGCTTGAAGGGGTTGTTTCCATCAAGGATCTGTAATGCTATCAGATGAACAAAGATCTAAGATCGCTAAGCGATCTAGTGCCAAGGGTGGAGAGTATGAACGTCGAGTTGCTAAACTCATAGCTTCATACTTTGGTATGGATTGGGGTAAAGCCTTCTTACGCACTAAGCGTACTACAGGGGGTCAACCACATGGTGATTTAAAGCCTATCGACGATATGTACATTGTATGGAAGGGTGGAGGTTATGGTTCCATTGAATGTAAGTGTCGCAAGGAATGGGGCTTTAATGAGATTTTTAAGAATCCACGCAAATGTACTGTCTTTGATTACTGGGTTAAAAGTCGTGACGACACGAAAGATGAAAAAACAGTTGTAATCTTTACCAAGGCCGGTGTAACAGATTACATCTTATTCCCACTTCAGCAGGACTTTATTTTTCATGGTGCCGCTGCGTCCTTTGAAGCTGAAGGCAAACGCTTTATGATTACTACTCTTAAAGACTTCCTCAGGTTTACCTGGCCTAATGAACCAGAACACATCTCCCAGGGTGACGAATCGGGAGCTTAATGCTATACTTATGAGGTATGGCAAAGCAGCCGGATCTCGAACGTAGGCGTAATGCTTATCGCCTCTATTTACGTTGTCGCAACCTTTTACAGGTATCCAGAGAGTTAGGAATACCAGCGGCAACCTTACACGTATGGAAAAAGCAAGAGGATTGGGATGCCAAGATAAGCAGGGATCAAGAATTACTTACTCAGGCCCGTTCGGCTATTGCCCGTGCCCAGCAAAGTGCTGAGACAGCTGACCAGATAAATGAGCTTAAATTACTTGATTTCCTTGAGGGAAAAGTAGCAGAACTTCTGGTCACTGAAGAAGTACGTCCTACCAGTTGGAAAGATGTTCTAGACACTGTTAAGCTTGTTTCCCACCAGCGTCGTTTGATTACTGGTGATCCCACCGAAAATAATACCATTGAGACATCAGCAATGAAAGAAAAAGATCTCGACGATGAGATCATCAAATTACGCCGAGCCTTGGCTGAGGCTGAAAATAAGCTACCTGTCCCTGCAGATATAGTACCCGCGGAGAAGGAACCACATGAATGAGTTCCTTCGACGAAAAATTTAGGTTATATCAGCTTCTTAAAGAAAAGACAATTCGTCGCGCCCGCGAAGATCCTGCAGCTTTTATTCGTTACGTATTTGATTATGAAGCTACTACCATGCACGAGACATGGCATAGTTTTATGAATACGCATCGCTTTGGTCAGATGTTGGCAGCTCGTGGTAGTGGCAAGAGTGAACAGGTTACTGTTGGCAGGGTTCTTTGGGAGATCGGTAAGAATCCCAATCTGCGTGTCAAGATTGTTACTGAAGCTGATGATCGTGCACAAGATCTCATTGTACGCATATCAACGACTATTCTTGAAAATGAGAAATTTAAAGAGATCTTTCCTAATTGTGTTCCTGCTTCTCTTGGTACTTGGACTAAGTCTAAAATTACGGTTAGACGCAACGTGGCACATACAGACGCCACTGTTGAAGGTTCTGGTGTATTGACGTCCTCAACTGGTGGCCGCGCTGATTTAATTATATTTGACGACGTTTCTGGTTATCGTAATAGTTTGGTTTTCCCGCGTTTACGTCAGCAGGTCAAAGAAGCATTCCATTCAAATTGGCTTAACATGTCTGACGGCGCTGCATTTCGTTGGTACATGGTAGGTACACCCTGGCACGTAGAAGATGTTGTTTCAGAGATACGTGCTAACAACATGATACCCAAGTGCCGTGAATACTGGGTTGGAGATAATTTTGAGTCTCATTGGCCAGAGCGCTACGATTCAGAATACTTTAGAGGCAAGTTAGCTGTTTCAGGTACACGGCATTACAACAGAGCATATCGTGGAGTAGCTCTCACAGACGAAGAGTCCTGGATTAATGCAACGGCTGTTGACTCTTCACGAGACTATGAGTTAAAAGCTTTCGACGTTATTATAAACACTGAAGTTATCAAATTCGTCGGTGTGGATTTGGGACATCGGCCTGGCGTCGAGAATTGCCCCTCAGTGATTTATACTTTGGGTCGAGCTCCCACTGCCAAACGTATTCCATGTGAGATTCGTATTCTTAGACGCAACGAGCCATTAGAAACTGCCCGCTCTATAATTGAGGTATGTGAGAGGATGAAACCTGCCAAGGTTTATGTTGAAAACAATGGCGCGCAGAAGTATTTAGTCGACATCATTCAATCTCTTGTACCTCAGTTAGGCTTGCCCATTGAAGGTTACTTTACGGGCAATCAGAAGTTGGATGTTAATGTGGGAATACCCTCATTGATGGCAGAGATTGAAACAGGTCAATGGAAGATTCCATTGGGTGCTGGTGGTGATCATGACAAAGCCTGTCAGTGCTCTTTTTGTTATTGGATGCAGGAAGTTAAAGATTATCCAAACTCACATAGTGACGCCCTGATGGCCGGTTGGCTGGCATTAGAGGCGCTTCGTAAAATAAGCGAACGTAAGGGCGGCGGTTTTTCAGTATGGAATTACAGGACGTAGGTGGAGTGGCATGATCTACGACGCACGTGGCAATGAAGTACCTGCTAGCGATACCCGCTTTGATGCTGAGCCTCTATCAATATCTAAAGCGCTTCCCAATGCTGCCACACGTGCAGCAAGTGCTGGGACTTGGCCTTTTTCATATGCAGTGCATCCCCAAACTTTTGGTCGCCTAAGTTTTAGTTTGTTACGTGACATTTATGAAATGTCATCTAGCGTTCGACCCATTGTGGATGGTCTAGCTCGTGAAGTCGCATATATTCCTTGGAACATTGTATTTAAAGATAGAATGTTCCATGATCCCCAAGAGGTAAAAGAATATTGTACTTTCATGCAGATGCCGAACTTGGATCGTGAAACTTTGTCTACCATAATGACAAAGTTTATTACTGATTTATTGGTCATAGGCAGAGGTGTCATACAGAAGGTTAGGGATTCTAATGGAATACTGCGGGAATTGCTGGCCAAGGATGGCGCTCTTTTTGCACCTAAGTATGATGGCTTCGGTATCCTCTTGGGTTACACTGAATTTGAACGTGGCACCATTACGCCTACTATGGTGCATCCTAAGGAAGATATCATTTTTAGGAATTTTACACCTAACACTTATCGACCCACAGGCACACCTATAATTGAAACCATTGTTAATGAAATTTCATTGTTGATGCTTTCTGTTAAGACCATTGGTTGGACTTTCTCTAATGATGAAATTCCTCCTGGTGTATTAGCCATCGGCAAGATTGCAACTGAAGCATTGGAACGTGCACGTGCCTCTTTCGAAGCTGGCCGTGGTATCAATACTTCTAGCAATCAGATGAAGGTTATTGATAATGTTGAGGGAGAAGTTAAATGGATTCAGTTCACACGACCTTTCCGTGAATTGCAAGTTGCAGAATTAATCCCCATCATTGAAAAAATCATAACTAAGAACTTTGGTGTCTCTGCTGTTGAATCTGGCCTGGCAGATGCCTCACAGGGCACAGCTAAGATCGCAGTCAGTGCTTCGCAGTCCAAATTAATTGGACCTCTAATGGGAATGGTATCTGAAGCCATTACTCTAGAAGTACTAGCAGAGATGAACCCTGATGTGGAGTTCACTTATTCTAAGGTCCCTCAACAAGATTTTTTGCCACAAACACAGGCTTGGATTCAGATGTGGCGTAGTGGTTTAGCTTCGCGTAATCGTGCGCTAACAGCTCTAGGTCAAATGCCTGTAAAGGGTGGGGATATATTTACTGTGCTCCTTGGTAATGAAGTTGTACCTCTAGATGAAGATACAGGCCTACCCATTTATCGCAATCCTACTCCAGGTACACCCCCTGCAGACCAAGCTGCAAATCGAAATCCAGGTAATCAGCAACAGCAAACAGCAGCTGAAAAGGCGGATGAAGCTATAGCCATTGAATTGAATCCTGATTTCTTTGAAGAAGTGTTCGACGTCGAAGACGATGGTAGTCTTGAACATGCTAAACGAAAAAGAAAAAGACGCCGCCTTATCAATCCTTATTAAAAGGGTTCCTAATGTTCAAGCTGCTAAGGATGCAATTGTCCCAGACATAGACATTCCTGAATCTATTCGTCCTGACAAGCTTGGTATTACTGCCCCGTTAGTTATTCCTGAAGGCGAAAGAGTTGCTTATGTTAAGATGCATTCTCTGCGCAAGACCTTTGCCCATCAGCTTTTGCTCCGCTGGAATAAGTTTAAATTGGAATATTTGCAAACACTTGACAAGGCATTGGACAAAGAGCAAAAGAATGTATTCCAAGACATGGTCAATGACTTTAGTGATATTGCCCTTAAGGCTTTTCAGCAGGGTGTCAACATTGGCAACGGTTATTTTGAAGAGCAGTTCAAAGTACGCGGCTTAAACGAAAAGCAGCAAGCCCAGCTGGTTAATAAGCACTTAGGTATTTTCGAAGATAAGTCCTACAATCTTTTTTACAAGGAAGCTGCTTCTGTTATAGACGGTGAAACACCTGCGAAGCAAAAGAGTCTTCTTGACGGCTTTGACCGCTTTCTATTAAACTACGCTAATGTAGCTGTAAGCATTGCTTATGATACTTTTACACGGGGGATTTCGCTTCTTAACCGCTCAGTAGGTGCAGCCTTTAAGATAGGTGGTTTAGGACTGCCCACTGATCCTGTTAAAGTTATTTGGGTACTAGCTGAGGATGCTACGCATTCTATCGATTGTGAAGCCATGGCTCTGGGGGTTGATGGTGATGGCTCTGGTATATGGGATGCTCGCCAATTAGCTGAGATGGGTTTGATGCCCGGTTCTTCTCTTTTAGATTGCGGCGGCAATTGTCGTTGTCATCTATCATCATATGTGCCATTGGATGCAAGCGCTGCAAGCTGGCTTGATAGTATGACTGAAGCCGCTCCAGTTCGTAATGCCCTACGTGTTCAACCTAACTTAAGTAGTGGCGCTTTACGTAAGTTGCTTGAGACTGAGGGTATAACGCTCAATATTGCTGATGAAGAAATTTTTAGTTCGATTCTGGCTAATCCCTTATTACGTCGGAGGGAGTTATGGAAGGAACTAGATAGCTTCACCTTGAAGGTGGTGGAGGGTGAAACTTTTGCAGCTGACGGCTTAACTGTTGTTCGCAATCGTGGTAGTCTTGGTAAATTACCAGATACTATTGAATTGGCTGTTACACTGCCTAAGGGTAAAATATTCACCAGCCTAACACAGTTTGAAAAAGATGAAATTGTACGGGTGGCAGCCCATGAGTTTGGCCACACGATTGCTTTTCCCCTAAAGACAACTGTTACATCTAATATTCTTGATAAGGAAGCAGCTACTCTACTTATTGACACTGCAGGTCGCTCCTTAGATGCTGCCGTAGCTCGCATTAGTGCTAATTTTGAAAATGCTGTCCGTGCTATGTCAGCTTCAACGATGACGTCTCAGATGCGAAAAGATATTGTTGTAATGAAGACCTTCCTGGCAGATCCCCAAAATCTGATTGAGTCTATTTTTGACGCTGTTCAGAAAGATGTCCCTTTTGGATCTGTAAGCGGTCGTGATGCTTGGCGTATGTTGGAAAATGCCATTGCACAATATTCTACTAGTACGCGCCTGTTGACAGCCTATCAGCTACGTAGTTCTAATGAATATCTGGCAGAATGGCTTTCGGTATTGTTTACAAATCCTGAAAGAGCAGCAGTACTTGATCCTGATCTGAATAAGCTTATGGCTAAAGTGCTACCCACCTTCTTTGATTCAGCTGCTGTCCGGCGGGCATCTACTCTATTACCTGATTCCTTGGCCTTGGCCTTTCGACTAGATGTCCCTACGCCAGGCGGTTTAACACCGATAGCACCTAACGTAATTGACTTCGGTTCTTTAATTGATAGTTTTATTTCTAAGTCAAAGCGTTTTACCACTGAAGCAGTTCAGAAAGATTTGTTAAGTGTTTTAGAATCTAATCCGCTGCTGCAGCGTTCTGAATATTTTAAAAACTTAGAGGTAAGTTTTGTGGATCGTATTCAGATGGGTAAGATGTCAGGTTCACGAAATAACATTGGTTTTTTTGATAAGGGCATTTTCACTGTTAATTTTGATTACTGGAATACGTTAACGAAGTCTCAGAAGCAGGCAACATTGGCTGATGTGATTGCTGAACAGCTCTGGCGTGACGCTAAGCCTCTTATTAAGACAGAAATAAAAGATGCTTATCGTAAAGATTATTTAGGTCGTACTCTAGATTATTTACAAAATAAGGCAGGTATCCAGCGTATTGGTACTAAGATGGTAGCTGAAATCAGAGCTACTGCTCTGGGAGTTGGTGAAAAGAAAGGTGATTTAACTTTTTGGACACGGAACTATGAGCAGTACTTTCAGCCAGTGTTAAAGAATATTCCAGATTTACCACTTATGAATCTTGACAGCCTAGCCAGTCCAAAGGACTTCTGGATGTCCTGGTTTCGGTTATACGTGACACAGCCGTCTTACGCAGCGTATTATAGTAGGGACTTGTTTGAAATTTTAGGGGCTCAATTACGTCTAGGCGTTTTAGGGAAAATGTTTAATTTTTTAGGGGGTTGGAAAACATGGCATTAACGCCAAGTGAAGAAAAAACACTACTTCAGTCCTTTGCCCGCCTAGGTCAGGTTTGGGGTGTGGCACGTAAGGGTTATATTGCTACTGTTAATGGTGCCATTGTTGGGACCTGGGCTTGGAATACATCTAAGATGCTCATTAACCCCAATGACAAAGAATTTACTAAGACCATTCGTGGTTTACAAAAGTCAGGTATCTTACATCGCGTACCTGTTCAGGGTCCTACTTTAAAGGATTTTGATCAGGCAGAAGCTGTTTCTGATAGTTCTCGCCTTGAAGCGATGCCTCTTAATCAGGCTAACCCTGGCCTACTAGATTATGCGTTAAAGCAGCTGGGTTATCTGGTTATTGATTCAAATCTTCCTGTTGCCAATGGAGGCGAGTAGTGGAAGAAGATATTGTTTTAGATGTGGATCTACCCCCAGATTTTGAAGGCGCGTTAGGCGCTATTCAACCTGTTGGTTTCTATATCATTGATACACCTGAATTACTAGAACTGGCAGGTGTTGGCGGAGCTGTAGCAGCAGTGGCTGCTAGAGCATTGTCTGTGTTTCAAGGCGCAAAAGGTTTTTGGATTACGACCCGTTCTGGCGCCAGAGTTTTTATTTCAGAAGAAGCGGCTGCCCGCTCAGCTAGTTCTGCACGTGTCACTGCTAATGGAGGCGTTAGTGAAAGTGAACGTCGTATGGTAGCGGCTGCCTTTAATAAATTACCTGAAGGCGTCCGCAAAGAAATTAGTGCAATTGAAGTCTTTGAAAAATCTCCTAATCAACCCATGATTGGTGGCAGAAAGTTAAATGTCCTAGGACAATGGGATGAACAGAATAAAACTCTTCATGTTTTCATGGCAGGAGTTCGAAAGAATCCTGCTGCTTTAGATCATGTGCTAGCTCATGAATCTGGCCATGCAGTTTATGATCGGAACCTGTATCCTATTAGTGCTGGCTCTTCAGGTGCTACTCCTGCTTTGGCATCAGCACATAGGCGCTTTACAGCCGCATCAGTGAAGGAAGGTGGTATTACCGATTATGCTCAGAGTCATTTGACAAATGCTGAAACAGTTGCCCGCACAGGTCAGCCTGCTCATGCGTATAAAGAATTGTACAACAATGAAAACTTTGCGGAGTTCCATGCACTCTACCGCCAGGCAAAGCAGGATGCATCAGGTGCTAACAAATTAGTTTGGGATTTGCAAACAGGTACCCATCCTGAATCAACAGCAGCTTTTCTTGATATTGCTCAGCAGTTAGGGATTTCATAATATGCAAGTTATAAAGCAAGAAATTATTACCACGACTACATTTTTTAAAATGGATCCTGAAACCAAGCAGCTAGTGGTGGTAGCAGATGACTCAGAAGCAACTGTAGTTAACATTATCAGAGCAGATAAGAACGGCAAGATATTACGTAGCACTTGGGGCGAGCTTGCATAGGATAATCCTACATAGTTGATCTTACTACGTTTTACCATTTAAATTAGTTGTATGTCAATTACGCCAAAAAGAGTTGATATACAAAAGCGTGAACTTCCTAAGTATACTTTACTTACCAGGGCTGAAGTTGAATTAGCCCGTACGCTGAGCGGTCACCTAGCCACTATTAAAGTTTTCAAAATAGATGGTCCTGAATTAGCCAGTTACTGGTATGAAGTACCAGGTAGCACTACACCAAGTGACAAGTATTTAGGTATAATGGAGGGTTTAGTAGTCGCGCGTTTTGCTACTGAAGCACTTGTAAACATAGGGCACAGAGCTATGGCACCCATGCCTGCTGATTATGATACGTTGCTTTCTGAATATGGCATGGCACTGGTTGTTTTTGAAGGTGACACTTGGCAGCCTGAAACGTTTCCGATAACCCAGAACACACTTCTTTTATCTGGTGGCGCCGATTCAACACACCTCATGTTCAAGCATCTCAGGGGTCAGACCAACGCAGCAACTTTGTACCATGGCCAATCCACGTTTAGTACAGGTTTGTGGCCGGAAAACAAAGCTTCATCGAAAATTGTGGAACTTGCACAAAAAGTTTTTGGCACAACTATAGATCATCGTAAGATGTCGGCCCGATGGAACTGCAAGCTTGAACGTAAGTGGGCTAAAGCTTTTCGTAACTTCATGCTGGTGACTCAGGCTGCAACCACTTTCCCACGTACACGTATGTGGGTTGGTACTAGTATTGATGATCGTCTCCACGATAGTTTTCCAGACTTTATTGAAGGATTCACCAAAGTTACTGGCATAGAGATCTGCGTACCCAATATACAGACGGGTCGTCGTACGATTATGGGCGACCTTATCAATCTGTCACAAAAGGTGCATCCTTATATTTATGCCTCAACGACGTCCTGCCAGCTACCACGTTATTTAGGTAAGAAGCACTTTTACTGTGGGTCTTGCCATTCCTGTTTGCTTCGTTTGCCTGCTGTTGAGTTTGCAGGTGACCCCCGTTTCAGTAATTTTAACAAGGAGTTAAAACTAATTCCTCACGAGTACAGTAACAATTACTGTTATCAGGATTATTACAAGCGTAAGCCTAGTTCCAATGTACTAAAGACGTTTTTTGCTGATTTAGGTGATACGCCTGCCTTCGATGAATTTATTCCGACTCTTCACCATGTTAAGGCAGAGTGGCCAGAATATAGTCTTAAGAAGATACTTTCATTATTCCAGTTTACTCGCCTAATGTCTTATAGTTAGTTCCTTATTCCTGCACGGGTTGCCAAGACCCAACATTCACGCTATTATCATACTCAACACATGAGGTGTCGTTGAGTTATGTTCGTTAATCCAATTCCTTTTACTGCTGAGTGGAATATGTCTGTCGCCGAGATTGATAAGGCGACAAAAGACAGTGTTAGTGAAGTCCTTCAAGGTAAGTGGATAATTGAGGGTTATGCCTCGACTGGTGATCTTGATGCGCAGTCTCACATTATCACACCTGATGCTATTCGTATGGGTGCAGAGTCGTTACAGAAGTATAACACTCTTCTATATAACCACGACTCAAATCGTCCCATTGGTAGGTTGATTAAAGCTGAAGCCCAAGGCGATAAGCTTTTTATCAAAGCTGAGATTTCTAAAACGGAACCTCTTCTTTGGAGCAAAATTAAAGATGGCACGCTTTCAAAGTTCAGTATTCGGGGCCGCATCTTAGACGCAGCCAAACAAGAGGATGCAGTAACTAAGAAAGAAATCCTTGTGATCAAGGGCATGGAGCTTCATGAAGTTTCTGTTGTTTCAGTGCCTGCTAATCCAGCGGCTCGTTCGTTGGCTTGGTATGTTGAAAAGGCAATGGCCGAATTAGATAAGGCAGTTAAACCTAAGCATTATCCCTTTGACCAGTGTATGTCCGATCGTAAGGCAGCTGGTTATGATGATAAAGCGGCTGCTGCCATTTGTGGCGCAATTAAGGCTCGTACGATTTCGCACATGGTTGAATGGGGCATGGCTAAGACAGAAGAAGAAGCCATTGAGATGGTCAGTAAGAAATATGAAAGTGATCCTGTTTATGCTTATGCATGGCAGAAGTTTCTTGATCTGGCTGGCGGCGCTGACAAAGCTGAAGGTGTTATCAAAGATCTTAATGAAGGCAATTTGGGTGTGATGCCGGGGCCCGGCAATGCAAATAAGCGTAGTCGTGGCCAACTAAATCAGGCTCAAAAGAATTGCGTTGGTACACATATTCGTGAAGGTATGCGAGCCGGTAAACCACATGATCAGGCGATCGCTTACGCATATTCAGCCTGTAAAGTTAATAAAGAAATCGAGCCCTCAGGTTCTGTCAAGGAATTCTTTGAAGACCTAGTGGCTAATTTGCCTGAATTAGAAACTCTAGCAAATGAAATTGAACAAGAACTAAAGACAGAAAAGGGGGGTGACGAGGTGGAAACTCAGAAGAATCAAGAACACCTTATGGAGGCTATTAAGGCCATTCAAGAAGCAATTCCTACGCTGAAAGGCGAAGCGAAAGATCAAGCAGAAGCGGTACTTCGTTCTTTGGAAGCCCTTAACGTAACCGTCTACGGTAACGCCAAGAAAGATGGCGAAGGCGAAGATGACGTTGAGAAGGCCAAGAAAGCGAAGATGAAAGCTGAAGAGGATATGAAGACGAAGAAAGCGGCTGAAGATGCTGCTGCCGACGCCCAGAAATCCTTGGAAAAGCTTATCGGCGACCTGCAGGCCCAAGTTAAAGACGGCCTGGAGAAGACGCAAGCCGAAACTGCCAAGATGGAAGCTGTTAAAGCTGACATCGAAAAGCAAGTCGCTTCTGTTGTAGCAGCGCTGGAAAAGCTTCCGATCCGTAAGGGTCAGGGGACTGGCGAGGACATCGACCGCAGCGGCGAGGGTGATAAAGACACCATTGCCGGCTTGGCGAAGTCTGTCAAAGCTGAAAAAGGCTTTGAGAAGTTGGGACCGGGCGATCAATTGCATCGCTTGTTAGCGACTTTCACAGGGGAACGAAAAGTTAAGTAAACGTTGTTGAAGGGGAGGTGAGTGGTAGATATGGGTCCAGATCTTGCATTGTTGCAAAAAGCGTTAGCCGAGACTGACATCTCGGCGTTGTTCAAGATCCCTGAGATTGATCAGATGATGGTTCAGCTGGTTGATTTCTTGAATCCGTTGCGGCAAAACTTGCGGCGGGTTCCGGGTTCAGGGGATAGCTACTTGGTGTACACTCGTACGCCGGGCACAACTCAGGCTGTGGACATCGACGATGTCGATACTATCACTGAGCAGGTGGGAACTTACGGGGAAGTTACTTTTCCGTACAGAACCATTGCCACTCAGGGTCGTATCAGTCGGCGTGTTCAAAAGACCGGTCGTTCTATTGCGGACCTTATGCGTGAAGAGCTCGAGGCGAAAGCTGGCGAGATTCGTAATGCTGAGGATTATCGCATGTTTTGGGGTAACTACCCCACGGTCAATGCCAAACAGTTCAATGGCCTTGCGTATCAGTTAAACGCTAATACCGGCCAAATCGTGACTGCAGGTACCGACGGTACTTCTGGTAATGATTTGACGACCGCGAAGATGGATCAGGTAATCGATACCAATATTGGTAATCCTGGTTTGATCGTCACGTCGCGTCTTGGCCGTCGGAAGATCAATGCCTTGCTGCAAGCGCAGCAACGGTTTGTTGATCGGACGGAAATCGCTGGTGGATTCCGGGTTATTTCGTACAATGATATTCCTATTGTTGCAACGACTAATATTCCGGATGTTCTCACGCGGCATCCGTCTACAGGCACGATTACGGCTTTGACCGGTGGTTCAACCTCGGCTTTGTTCGTTATCGATCTGCAGGACGTGTTTATGAGTGTCTTGACTGAGTTGACGGTTATGCCGTTGGCGAAGGTCTCTTCGCAGTATGACTTGTTCGACATCTTTATGGATGAAGCTCTCGTCGTACGTGATTTCCGGCACTTGTCGATGTTGTCCGGCATCAGAGCTGTCTAAGCTTAGTGGGGCGGCGGTTGTAGAGGGAGCACTACCTAGTGTGGTGCTCCCTCTTTGTGGTTTTGGTATACTAGGGTATGCTTTACGAATACCAATGCTCTGCCTGCGGTGTGTTTGAACATCTCACGCCAGGCTTTACGGCCATTTCACAGTGTCCCACTTGTAACCGTCCAATTAAAAAGTTAATATCAAAGTCAAGCTTTCATCTCATCGGTGAGCAGTGGCCTTCTAAGGTCAGCTTTCGTAATGAGGTTAACCACATTGAAAAGGTTCTAGGTGTAGAAGAGGATCGTTTCTACAATGCGGGTTACAGGAAGTTTCCCAAGGGGCATCCTAGAGAAGGGGAACAAACGTAAGGAGGGGTTATGCATGTACTGAAATTTACGGTCGATACCACTTACAGGGGCAGCTGGAAAGAGTACCCCTATGAAGAAGTTGTTGAAGTTAAAGACAACATTGCTCTTTGCAATGCTGAGACTTCAAAGATGTACCTTGAATACAGGGGCTTCAAGACTATCGGCCAGATCGACAATGAAACCCAGTTGGAAAAGTTCCTTAGGGATTTGAATAGACCCAATCCCTCAGTTCAGGAACCGCCCCGAGAACCTATTTCTTACAAAGACATGTTGCAGCCCCTGCCCAATGAATTTGAAGCTGGTGGACCAAAGATAGACGTGGGCGAGACCCCACCATCTGATTTGCCTAAGTGGTGGAAGGGTTAAATGCTAAGAGGTTTCCTGCCAGGGCTCACCTTCCGTCTGGATTTTACATTCTTTGACGACGCTGGTGATCGTCTGTCCGTAGGTAACCCTAGTGCCAATGTCTACACCCCGGAAAAGTCCATTTTTTTATCAGATCAATCTCTGACAGCTGTATCAGGTACTACTGGTAAATATGGTTTTGATTTTTATGTGCCAGTTGGCTCAACTGTAGGCAATTGGTTTGCTCTTGGTGTAGGCTACACCCAAGGTGTGACAAGTTTTTCAAGCGCTGTACCTTTTGAAGTTGTTGATGTCACTACCGAACCCTATTGGGTAAGTCTTGAAGACTTACGCAGTTATTTGTTGATTGAAGATGATGATCACACCAAGGACAATCTCTATAAAGAATTACTTCGAGCGTCAATTCAGTTGGTAGAGGCATATACTCATCGTACTTTTGGTTTGCGCGCCTTTGAAGAACTGATCGAAATTAAGCAGACAGATAGGGTAAAACTTAAGAGATATCCCATTCTGACCATTACAGGAGCCACTCCCACTGTTCAGATAAGTCCCTACAGTCAAACACAGCTTGTTACCCAAAGCTTGACGGGCAACATTGTTTCTTTCTTTTATCGTTTGGAAAAAGCAACAGGTATAATGAAGTTAACAGATTCCAATGGTTTTGAGATGGTGTATAATAGCATGTTGTTGGCACTCACCTACATTGCTGGCTTTGCATCTACTCCAGAACCTATTCGTGCTGCTGTTTTGGCCTTGGCTTCTAAGTTACTTAACTTGTCGACGAGTGAAGGTATAGCTACCATACGTCTTAGTGATATTTCCTTTGCTATCGATAATAAGTTATTTGAGGGCCATATTGGAGATTTACTTAAGGACTATGTTGATAGGCAAATCTAGTGGGTATCATATCCAATTTTTTAGATCGACGTATAGATCTCTACGATATCACGACCACCAATTCCCCTACAGGTCAGCCGCTGGAGAGTTTGGTTTTTAATCGTAAGATACGCATATTTTTTAATCCTGATAGGTCTCGTTTTTATCGCCTCTTTGATGTAGGCCAAGTCCCAGCGGATCAATCTTTAGCCATTTCTGAATTAAGAACTGTTGAAAACCAAGTCTTGGTAGTTGACGGTACGCGATGGAGAATCGTAAGATCAAAGCCAGCAGTCTTTAAGACGCGCACATTGGCTTACATAATGATTCTTGAACGCTACCAGCACTAACGAGGCACTCAATGGCTAACAACCTCATTTGCGGGTTTCTAAAACTACGCAATGGCATTTTACGCGGTAGTAATCTTTATAGGGTCTTGCGTAACATGCAGGATTACTGCGATGATGTTTTCATCGTAGATGATGCCAGCTTTGATGGTACCTATGAGTATCTCAAAAAACACATTGTTCCCGAAGATCGTATTCTTCGTGTACCCCTAGATCAACATGATTTCGCCCAAGAGTTACACTGGAAACAGCAGCTCATTGAACGCGTCCACACTGATGGTCCCTATGAATATATCCTGTGGATGGACGATGATGAGGTCTTGGATGCAAAAGGAACTGCTGGAATACGTGACTTCTGCCGTAACAATCTTAGTAGTAAGCTTGATGTGTGGTCCTTTCATTATACACAGGTGTGGCGGAATACTGAATACGCCCGAGTTGATGAGGGTTTTGACGATGGCTGGTTTTATAAGCTCTGGCGGTACTTCCCAGATCTCAGTTTCAGTGTTTCACATGGCACTCACAAAGCCCAATTTCCGAGTCAAATACACAATAAGTTAACTTCGGGCCGTGCTGGCCAGGCTCCGTTTGAGGTCATCCACTACGGAAATGCAGGCATTAATCTTCGCATGAAGTGTATTCAATACTATGGGGGTCTTGGCGGAGTAGATCGTCACTTACATTTTGAGAAAGGAATTTTCCGCAAGGTATCGCAGGACATCTTCCCAGATGGCGCAGAATTGATTCCCGGTGGTAAACCTGAACCATTTACATCTGAACAATGTGAACGTATATTATCTCTAAAAAATCTGAAGCATCTGGAAAAGACTTTTGCTGTTATCTTGCCCACCTACAACAGAGCCAGTACGCTCCCCAGGGCTCTAGATTCCTTGTTGGCACAGACTTACGATAAGTGGGTTTGTTTTGTTCTTGATGATGGCTCAACAGATAACACGGCTGATACTGTTAATGCTTATGTTGAAAAAGATCCTCGTATCTTTTATTTAAGGTATCATGAAAATCGTGGCGGCGTAGCAATGAACGAAATTGGTATGGAAATAGCCGTCAATACTTGTGAATGGTGGACACGCCTGGGTTCAGATGATTGGTTTATTTCCGATAAACTAGAACTTGATGCCAAAGCTTTTGAGACTGCTGAAGCCGTTTACGGGCCTTTTGTGGTACACCGTAATGGTGCTTTTAATGAAGTTGGCAATATGCCTTGCCCTTCTGACATTGTTCTTCCTGGATTCTTGAAGCAGGGCTTTTTTGCTTCCTGGGCCAACTGTGCTGTTAAGTCCTCTGTACTAGTTCGTGTAAAGTCTAAGTTTGGTTCTTATTGTGATCCAGAGTTGCAGAACATGGAAGATCGCCTCTTTAACTTCAGGGTTGCCAAGTTGGTTTCTTGGGTGTGGCGTGGGACTTGTAATGAGGAACTTATTATCAATCCAAGTTTGGAAGCCTGCAAAGTCATCATGAGCAGGCCAACTCAAATTAAGCCTGATGGTGTTTGGAATGTTAATCAGATAGGTGCTTCAGCTAATAGTGACGTTTACAATCGAGATAGTGGAGTTACAACTCGTATCATTGAAAAAGAAAAGGATCTTTAATGGATTACGAAGAACGGACACGTATCTCTTGGGCAAGGGCAGCCACCTTTCCTAGTAATAAGGAAGAGGTTTATCCCGATCACAAGATCGTACAAGAGTTTGATCTTATCCATGGCAAGACAGTTTTAGAATACGGCTGCGGTGCGGGATCAGACGCTATCAGTTATCTTAGACGTGGCAATCAGGTGGTGGCTACTGATATAGTGGCTGCTAATATTGAAAGAACAAAGTCTAACATTGCCCTGTACAATTTGTCTCGTGCTGCTAGCGTTATTAAACTTGATGTTTCACACCCTCTTCCTTTTGGCAATGAACTTTTTGATGTTGTTAGCAGCCATGGCGTTATTCATCACATCAAAGAAGGACCTAAGGTTGTGGAAGAGTTTTACCGCGTACTCAAGCATGGGGGTTTTTGTTATCTCATGCTTTATACAGAGTACATGTATGACTACTTCTTAGAAACCATTAATAATCTTGTTGAGACTCGAGGTATTTCAAAGGAAGAAGCCTTCTGTTGGTGTTCGGATGGAGAAGGAGCACCTTATGCCGTTCCCTATAGCGAAGAAGAAGGTAACAGCATGCTTAAAGCAGCTGGCTTCAGGGTAGTGATTAGTACCTTGTGGTTAAATGACCATTTTAGAACGTTCAAAGCTATTAAAGATTAGGAGAACAATATGGACTGGCATCTATCGCGTATCCCGAAAAAAGCGTATTTTTATTGGGGTACTGAACTGTTTCCCTGGATACGCTATGTCTCATTAGAGACTTTCGTCAAGCATCATCCTGATTGGGAAGTGTTTCTTTATGTTAAACCCTCCTTGGATCGTGTACCTGAAGATACTGACAAATCCGATAACTGCTGGAGCAAAGTAGAAGCTCTTGGAGTTAAGATCGTGGAACTTGATATTGAAAAGCACCTGGGTGTTGACTTCCCAGCTAAGTACATTACGATTTACGCTGACATTTTCCGTTACATTGTTCTCGGTCAAACAGGTGGTTTCTACGCGGATACGGATATGCTTTTTTTTCGTGCTCTGGAACAGAGCCCCTTCAATAATCCTGGTTACGAAGGCAAAGATGTTTTCATGCTTCCGCCGCCATATCATCATTTCCTTTGGGGAGTAAAGGACGCCAGTTGGTGGAAAAAGGTTCTTGATTACCAAGTTAATCATTTACCCCACGAAGGCAGCCGTTTTCTTGACACTACAGCATGTACATGTTACATCCCACAGTCATATAATGACAGAATTCAAATTCTACCCATGACGACTTGTGAAGAGAATTTCAACGCTAACGGTCCTGTTGATGTAAACGCCATTGCACTCAATTGGCATGGCTCTGGCACTTATGGTAAGTACCGCGCCGTTAATGAACAGAACTACATGGAATCAGATCATCCATTGGCCGCCTGTGTACGTTTCTGTTTGACTGGTGCAATGGGTCCGGCTTCTGGCATAGGCTCATTTCAGTGGATTAATAGAGGCGAGTAAACGGTGCGCATTCTGATCACAGGTTCCTCAGGCTTGATCGGTTCTGAGGCAGTTGAATACTTTGATAAATTTCCGGGAGTTGAAATCATCGGTATCGATAACAACTCCCGGAAAGAGTTTTTTGGTGAAGAGGGTGACACTTCCTGGAATCTTAAGCGCTTACAGGAAATCACTAGTAATTTTAAATCAGCGGACATGGACATTAGAGATCGTGGAAAGATCTTTGATTTGTTTGTTAATAAGAAGTTTGATTTAATTTTACACTTTGCAGCTCAGCCTGCCCACGATTATTCTTTCAAATATCCTCTGAGAGACTTTGATGTTAACTGTAACGGCACGGTTAACCTGCTTGAAGCAACTCGGGTACATTGTCCTAAGGCCACTTTTATATACACATCAACCAGTAAGGTTTACGGTGATTCTGTTAATGAAAAACCTATGGTCGAATTAGAAAAACGGTATGAGTATAGTGACCCTCTTGATTGGTTGGGCATTTCTGAAAAGCAACGCATTGATCAAAATATGCATAGTGTCTTTGGGGCTTCTAAGACTGCTGCCGATATCATGGTACAGGAATACGGCAAGTACTTTGGGTTGTATACTGCTTGTTTGAGGGGTGCATGCCTCACAGGAGGCAAGCATTCAGGTGTAGAACTTCATGGCTATCTTTCATATCTCGTTAAGTGTGTTTTAGAACAACGTGAATACCAAGTGTATGGTTATAAAGGTAAACAGGTCAGAGATAACATTCACAGTTATGATGTTGTGCACGCCTGTCTTATGATTTATGAATACGGCCGCACGCAGGAACGTTGTGGTGAAGTTTATAACCTAGGTTCTGGTAGAAATAATAGCGTGTCAGTTCTTGAAGCTTTTGATATTGTGGAAGCCATGACAGGCATGAAGCCCATCTATAAGATGCATGAGGGTAATCGTACTGGTGATCATATCATCTTCATTGCAGATATTACTAAGTTTCAACAACATTACCGCACGTGGGTACCTGTTTATAATCTTGAACGTATTTTTGAAGATATCATTAATGGACATAGAGCACGTAGCAAATGAGAGTCGTTTGGATCAGTTGGCCTGGCGAAGGGGAACATGATGTCTTTATTGCCTGTCGTCAAGCTGGGATAGATATAAAACACTTTGCGATTGCTCAAGGTCACTTGTTTGGTTCAGCAATGGAAGTGGAATTTATTAGTATTGGGGATATAGCCAATGTTTGCAATAATACACCCGCGGATCTTTACATACTCCGTTACCCCCAACAAAATTGGACACTGCCACATGACATGTCCAAAGTGGTTTATTGGGCGTCTGAACAAGGTCCTACTCGTCCCTATGTAGAGGCTACCATAGGTCGTTTTCAGAACGTGGCTGTAAATAATCAAGTAGACGTGGCTTACTTCAAGGCTCAGTATCCTGGTAAGCGTATCTTTTATTTACCCTTTGGTGGGTACAAGCAAGTTCCTCATGTGGCCAATGATGATGCCCATGATTTTATAGTCACGGCGAATTGTCACTATGCTTGTCGTTGTGAAAGCAGTCTGAGACGTTTGAGTGTTGAAAGAATGGTTATACCTCTGCTTAAAGATTACGATATTACAATCTATGGCGGTGGCTCTGATATCCATGCTTGGGATCAGATTGAAGTAGCTATTTCACGATACGCTGGTAGATTTCATCACTGGCAGTATGGGGAAATTCTTAAACGTGGTCGTATGTATGTGGGCATCACTTGGAATTGGCAGCATGGTGGTTACGGTATCCAACTAGCTCGTGCACTGGCGGCAGGTATTCCTGTTATGTGGTCGTACACCGCAGGCATGCACATGGATGGTCTTGTATCAGGTGAACATCTGGCTGTTTCTAATGATGCTACTCAAACTGTGAGTTTAGCTGACTATTACACTTCACACCCTAAAGAACTTGTTGAGTTAGGCAACCGCGGCCAAGAGTGGTTCAATAATAACTGGCGCTGGGATCTTAATATTCGTCGTTTAGTAGAAGAAGTAAATTCCTAGTATGGATACCACACACATACCTGTTCTTCTTCTACTTCCAGTTTTGCTCTCTGTACGGAGGGCCTTAGAACTCGGCTCAGGTGAATTAAGTACTTTTGTTATTTCAAATCCTGACTATTATCCTCTGCTAGAGCACTTTATCACGTGTGAAAATGCTGCAGAAGACTACATGCCTCAGCTTGCAACTCACTTACGTCCTGGTCATCAGGCAATAAGGTCATCTCAGAAGATGGTTCACATAGTAGCAGGCCTGGATTTAAGTGGTTATGATTTAATTTTTATTGATGATTCTACAGGATTGGAAGATAGAGTTCAAACAATTTCAAATATTACAAGTCGTGTAGGTTCACATTCTGTAATTGCGGTTCATGATTTTGAACACATTGAGTATCAAAATGCAGTTCAGGGCGTATTCAATAAGTTCATATTTGATTTTGCGCTACCTTACACAGGTATTTTGTGGCAGGAAGCATCCTTAGATGTTTCTAAGTTTCAGGAGTATAATGTATTAATGTGCCATCTCTATACATCTTGTGGCGTGACCCCCGCAGAATATTACCATAACTACCTAAAGAGGGTTTTAAAGTGGATGACATAGAAGCTTTGGTTGTGTCTTGGTATTCACGCCCAGATATGTGGGAAGCTAACTCTCAGACCTATCCCAAATCCCCTGGTTACATTGACTGTAGGCTATTGGATGTTCAGTCAATGGTAGTGAATAAAGATGTACTTAATGTAGGTTGCTGCTTTCCCAGTGATGAGTTACAGTTCAGTCATGATGCACGAAAATGGGTTGCCATTGATTTTTCATCTACAATTGTGAGTAGATGCCAGGCAACTATTCAAAGACCCAACCTTGAATTTGTGCATATGAACATGCGTGATTTGAAGTTTCCATCCTTATCTTTTGATACCGTACTAGACTTTTCATCAGGGGATCATGTCTGTGAAGAAGACTACAGGGCTACCCTTACTGAGATTTACAGGGTATTACGTCCTAGCGGGCATTTCATAGTCACCTATGCGAATCTTAATGTTTTTAAGATAAAGGATAACTATGGCGATTTTGGTTATTGGCGTTGTGCCTCTCCTGAAGAAATGCGTGAGATGGTTGAGGTCGCTGGCTTCAAAGTAATCAGGGAAGAGGATCCCACTGCTGACAGAGCAGGTCTCGTTGCATTGAAATAAGGAATGTGCAGTATCACCACTACTTTTTTTAAGATTAGTCAATAAGGAATGCAATTCGCAAGATGTGATCTTGATGGAAAAAACTATTGTAATTCACGGGCTGGGCTATGTTGGACTAACAGCTGCAATACACTATGCAGAAGCTGGTTGGCGAGTCATAGGCTACGATCCTGATGCACGCACAGTGTTAGGTATCAATGCAGGCACACCACGCGCTCAGGATTTTCTAGAGTATCTCCAGACAGACGTAAAACGCTTAGTTGATAGTGGTATGTTGCATGCTACCAGTGTACTTAACAGTGAGGTCTTGAGTTGTCCAGTACATTCTGTCGCTGTTCCTACTGAGAAGGTAGGCGAACCATTTGATGATATTATTATAACCGCAGTTACTACGCTTGTCCAAGCTGTTAATGCTCCTAAACCTTTGATTATTATTGAGAGCACGCTTTCACCCGGGACAGTTGATCGTATTCTTGCAGCCGGTGGCAAAATGGCAGGTCTTGATTTTAATTTAGCGGTTTGTCCGCGGCGTGATTGGTTTGCTGATCGTAAAAAGAATCTTGCCACTCTGCCTCGTGTGGTTGGTGGTGTAACTGAAGAATGTACTCAGCGAGCCATGCGGTTACTTGAACAGGTGACGTCTCGAGATTTGTTATTGCCGACTACTTATTCGGTTGCTGAACTATGTAAAGCACTTGAAAATGCCTTATTACATGTTCAGGTAATGTTCGCACAGGAAGTTTCAGTTCTTTTGCATGATAAAAATGTGAGTGAAGCACTGCGTCTAGCTGGCACTCACTGGCGATTATCTCAATTGCATTTAGGTATTGGCACTGGTGGCAGGTGTGTACCTTTAGGTACCAAATATCTGGTAAATGCCATGAAGCAGAATGGTTATGATTCGCCCATTGGTGGTGCTGCCATACGTTTGGATAAGAATATGCGCGTGGTTATCGCTGAACAAGTTGCCCGCCACTTGGAAGGCTATGAGGAAAAAAGTTTAATACTAGGAATTGGTTATAGGCCTGATTTCAAAGATGCAGGCTTATCTCCAGGTCTTGCAGTTGTTAAACACCTACGCACTAGTAGGATTCAAGTGTCACTGTGTGATCCACTTTGGACCCCAGGTGAATTGGAAGTTTTGTCTCCTGATACACCTATAGCTTTTCAGCCCAATGCCATGTTCAAGGTTGTAATACTAGCAACGGCGCACACTGCCTTTCTAAATTTTCCACTAGATCCTAGTTTATGGGGTAGGGGTCAATACGTACTTGATTGTACTGGCGCTTGGTCTAAGCATCGTGAACTATTTAAAGTCTACGGTGTTGACTATCATGTTATTGGAGAACCTGATTGGCTTACATAGAGGGAACATGCGAATCTTAATAACAGGCTCGATGGGTTTCATAGGTTCAGTTTTAACTCAACGAGCTCTTGATAATGGTCATAGTATAATTGCTCTTGACAATGGAGATAGGGGATTAAACAAAGTCAAGAGATCGCAGATGCATTTAATGCTTGCAAAGAGGGATTGTCGTGGAGGAATTTCAGATATCCTTGAACGTTATCCCTGTGATGCAATTGTTCATTTAGCTGCTGGAACAGGTAGTTTAAGTCGACCTTATGAAGAGCTTATAGATTTGAATATCAACATGACACAGACTCTTTATAGGGACGCATGTGCTTATAAGGTACCTGCGTTTGTGTTTCCGATGACATCGTTGTCGCTGGATTCAGATCTCAAAGATGCCCCCTATGTTAAGAGTAAGCAGGACGGCATGGATTGGTTGCTTGGGCAGAAGGGTGCAACTCGAGTTATCCCTTTCATGTTTTGTAATCAAGCAGGTGGCTACAAAGGATTGACTGAGTATCGAAGAAAAGAAGTTCATATCGGGCCGACGATGTTATATTGCTATTTAAAGAAGGTACCCTTTGTCATCAATGGCAATGATTACAACACTCCTGACGGGACCCCAGCACGAGATTACGTTAATGTTGTTAATACGGCGGATTTCATTCTCAATGAAATTCTTTCAAACATTATTGGCATCAAGGGACCGTATACAAGTCCAATCTTTTTGGGTACTGGTGAAATAACCACAACATTGCAATTGGTTGAATATTTTAGAGAAGTAATCGGACCTCTCGAAGTTCAGATCGGTCCTCGGCGAGCCTTTGATACTGGGTTCATTCAGTGCACTTCTTCTGCCCTCAAAGACTTTTGTGGGGATCGGTTGATTTACGCGAAGAAGACTTACACTGAGGAATGGACTACTCTCTTAGAATTACTGTTACCAAGTCATCCTTGAATATGTTTAAAGTACTTATACTAGCAGGCACTCGGCCTGAAGTTATTAAACAGGCCCCCGTCTATAAGGCTCTTCAAGACTATGCCTCTGTAGCAGCAATTTTTTGTACTTCAGGTCAACATGATGTTTTAGCTGAGCAGGCTCTCATGGCATTTGGTATCATGCCTGAATGTCGTGTTACACTTCAACGTGAAGCAGGTTCAGACTTAAGTGATCTCACCAGTGAATTAGTGTTTAGTCTTAGTAGAATGTTGGATAAGCAACAGCCTGATTTAGTTGTTGTTCATGGTGATACAACAACTGCGCTCTGTGGAGCTTTAGCGGCTTTTTATAAACACATTCCCGTTGCCCATGTTGAAGCAGGACTACGTACAGCTCGTTTTGAAAATCCTTTTCCCGAAGAAATGAACCGGCGTCTGATTGCACAGATGGCAAAATTACATTTTGCGCCTACGAATAGGGCGCTAGCAAATTTGAAGAGTGAGGGCCTAGATCAGCAATATATGTACTGTACTGGTAATACGATTGTTGATGCTCTTCATAATTTTATACTACCAACTCCAGTACATAAGATTCAATTCTTCAATACCACCAGCCAACACCTACTGGTAACTTGCCATAGGCGAGAATCATGGCAGCACATTCGTACTCTTTGTGGCATTGTCACTAACATCGTAGATGCCAATTCTAATGTTCAGTGTGTATGGGTTACGCATCCCAATCCTGTGGTATCAGATCCTGTATTCACACATTTCAAGCACCATCCTCAGGTACGAACTCTACCACCGATGCTTTATACAGACTTTGTGCATTTGATGGCCAATAGTGATGTTATCCTTACTGATTCAGGGGGCATCATTGAAGAAGCTAGCGTCTTGGGCAAAGCATTAGTCATTATGCGTGAAGTAACGGAACGTCCAGAGGCATTGGAACTACCTAATGTGGCTCTAGTAGGATATGATTTTGATAAGTTATTCCAACAGGTGCAAACCTGGCTAGCTCATCCTGTAAATGGTACATCTAGTAATGTGTTCGGGGATGGTATGGCAGGTAAAAGAATTGCACAGTGTATCGTCAATTTTTTAGGGGGAAATAGGCTATGATAAAGTGGAGTGTTGTTTTTTCAACTGAGAGCAAACTGCCCGTTTTCACTCAGAGTCTATCCCAGCTTATTGAATCTGTGGATTCAAAACGTACTGAATTTCTTTTAACTTCAGTAAAGCCCATTGATCCCTTGTATCGTGAGATCTTTGATACTTCTTGCCGCCAGGCTAAGATTACCAGCAAAGTACATGAGAGCATTGATATCAACACTGTTATAGCTGACACCCAAGGTGAATACGTAGCAGTTGTTCGTGATCATGTACTGGTCCCTAAAAACTTCCTATCACGCTTGACCTTTTGTATGGATAATTTCGAGAGAACCTATAATCAGGGTCCTATTGGAATTGTCGGCCCCATAACCAATGGTGGTTCTGGTCCTCAGCGTATTGGCATGCAAGCTAATTTACATCCCCACGACGTCAATGGGATTCAGAAGAAATTGGAAGAGCAGTTGCAGGGGCAACATCCTTGGCAATCAGCTGCAACGTTGGAAAGTTTTTGTTTCATGTTTCGGCGTGACGCTTACAATCAAGTAGGTGCATTTGATTTTACGGTGGAACCAGACTTCGCTCTGGTTGAATGGATAACTAGAGCAATGCGTTTCGGCTGGAAGGCAGCTGCTGCTTCTGATGTTTATGTCTACCGTTCTGATGAAGGCCTTCCTTTGATGGATTGGAATCGCGTCTACAAGTCATTACCTGAAGGCAATCGCATCCCCCAAAAGCTTGCGTTCCTGCATAGGATAAAGCTTTATGATGATTTTGAAAGAGATATCTTTATTGAGTCATTGGGGCATTCCCTAGCTGTTGGCGACGCCGTCTTCATACTTGATGATAATTCACTTGTCAAGATGGGCTTATACCTTAAAGAAGAACGCCCTGATATTTGGAATCATCCTAAATTGGCCAAGTACCAAAAGTATTCACGTCCTCTCGATGAGAAGAGAGACTGGAATGAGTTAATGGATTGGGCAGAAAAGGCAGGTATGAATTGGGCCTTTGCAGTTGACGGTGATGAAGTTGTTGAAGATAAGGTTACCCGCGACTATCTTGAAAGTCTCATGCACCCTGTTAATCCACAGGTCATGGGTTACTTTGTACACCCCTACTATTTTTGGGATAGCTGTTCTAAGTGGCGTATGGATGGTATTTGGGGTGAAACGCATGATTTACGCTTGATCCGTATCAATCCAGGTCAACGCATTGGTGTTGAAGGTGTTCTAGCTACACAATGCGGTTACGTGTCACAATACCCCGGCGAATGTATTCGGACTTCCAGCATCCGTCTAAAGGTTTACGGCAGCGTCTTTGAGGCCCAACGTGAGCGCGTTAAGATCTTACACGAAAAGAATGTACGAGGTGCAACGCCCAATCAATTTAACTACCTTGTAAGCACTTCCAACTGTAGTCTCTACCCCTGGCAGGAAGCTAACACTGTTAGCGTCTACGCGCCTGTTAACAGGGGAGGTGTTTTACTTTATGAATGGCTAGATGCTGTCGTACCTTTTGCGGATGAGGTAGTTATTGGTGATAGTGGCCTATCAGCAGAAGATAAAAAACTTCTAACTGATGTTTGGGGTGTTCGTGTTGTTCCTATTTGGGATAAGCCGGAAGATTTCATGGCCAAAGGCTTTGCGGAATCACGGAATAAGGTTATCAAGGAATGTCGCCAGAGTTACATCCTCCAGTTAGATATTGATGAAAAGATAGAAGACTGGCACAAGGTACGACGAATGATGGATCTGCCAACACACCCAGCTTGGGATTTCCAGGTACTTAATTATCAGAGACCGCCAACACAGCCCGTGTTGACTAGTACTACTCGGCTTTTTCAGAACGCACCGGGTGTACATTATTGGGGTTATTTACATGAAACTATTGATAACGCTGTTCATGAGCTTGGCTGGCGTGTAGGCCAATCGCCGACTAAGGTACTACACTTTGGTTTCGCCATCACACCACCTGCAGAAATGTTCAAGAAGATGCAAAAATACCTTGAACTAAACCTGCGCCAAATGGAAGACTTTCCGGATGACCCTAGAGCTTACTACAATTTGGCCTTGCACTTGGTGGAAGATGGGCTAGTGGAAGATGCCATTAGGGTTTTGAAGATTGCTGTGCCTCTCTCAGGACGTTTTCCCTTGCCCATTATTGAATTGGCAAAACTTTATCTTTTTACGTCACGCGCCCATTTTAATGGCGCCCTACGTATGCTACAACCTAGCCACGCAAGTCATGCAACCTTAGCTCAAACTTGCAAAGACCTGGAACAGGTTACGTCCAATATGAATCACGTCCCAGCAGCTCCGGGTCATTGTCTATCTTTCTTTACAACGCAGCCCAAGAATATGGAGCGGGTAAGATTGCATTGTGATAATATGGAAAGACACATTGAACAGGTCAGAGCCGGCCAGTTAAAGAAGAAGTAAAATCTGCTATCTTAATTCATGGCTCGAAAGCCCCTTGAGGGTTTACGTGTATCTGTTGCGCGCAATATGGTTGGTGCCCTAGAAGAGGCTGCAACTAAGTTGTTTAATTCTGTGCAGCGCAATGCGACCTTGACAGATCATTCACTCGACGATTTAGCAAAGTTAGGTCATCCCTACAATATTCGTAGTTCGGTTTCAATACATTCGCCTTCTTACTTGGTGCACCAGCAGTCGGGTCGCTTATCTGGTGCTTTAAAACTGGTGCGTGTCAACCAGTACTCATTTAATATTGGTATTGAAGAGAGCGCAGTACCTTATCTACTGGCAGTCGTTTATGGCACTCGTTATATGGTAGGCAGGGATTTCATCCGCGGCAGCTTGTTGGATCTTGACGACGATCTACGTAACGTCTTTAGTAAAGCTTTAAGCCTCGGCGTACAACAAGGACCTATAAATGTCTGAATCAGTTACAGATTTTATAGCTAGTTTCAGAAATTTTGTCCTGGCTGGCACTACGGTCTCCGGGCTAGTGGGAACTCGTGTCTTCTCAGATCATCTAGCTACGCTATTTAATCCTGTTTTCCCCCTAGGTACTTTTGAAATTCTTGCTGGAAATCCCAGTGCTGCAGGTATCACAGAAGATTTTGAAATGAATGTTGCTGGCCACAGTGAAAAATCCTATGACGAGGCTGGTAACATTTTTACTGCCATCCATGACACCGTAAAGAACCAAATAATTCCGCCTAGAATTACTGTCTATTCTTCACGAACGCCTGTCAAATTGTATGATAGTAATTCTCGTGTTTATACCGTCGTAGGGAGAGTTCGAGTAGTACGTATTCCTTAAAGTATTAGTGTAAAGTGATTTTTAACGAGCTATAATCATGGCAGCTGTAAAATTCGTACCCTGGCGCTGTGGCAGCTGTCACCACGTACTCGGCTTAAGGTATTCTAATGGAACCTTGGCTGTGAAGTACAAAGATTTGGTTGCGTGGGTCACAGGTACCTATCGTACGGTTTGTCGTTATTGTAAAACGACAAATGAGATTGAAACACAATCACGACTTGAAGAGTTTTTAAAAGATGAAGGGGAGGTGAAGTTGAGTGTCTAACGTACCAAATTACAACACACAAAACATCAGCTTAGGCCCGGGTGTTGCGTACATCGGTGCTGCGGGTACCACTCCTCTCACGGACGTGGGTGCAATCCACGACGATGGGATGGAATTAACGGTTACTCGTGAGTTCCTGGACGTATTCCAGGGCAGTCCTAAGGTTTTGATCAAACGTTTCGTTACTGGTGAGACCGTCGAGTTGACTGTCAAAGGTATCGAGTGGAACCTTATTAACTTGGCGCTCGCGCTGGGTACTGGGGTTACGACCTCGTCTGCTTCGCAGGATACCTATTCGTTCGGTGAAGATCCGGATGCGACGGAAGTGGCCGTCCAGGTTGTGCATTCCATGCCGACAGGACATACCATTACCTTGCGCCTGTGGCGTTCACAGACCGTCGGTGAGTGGAAAACCGCTTTGAAACAGGGTGAGCTCCATAGCTTTCCGCTATCATTCAAGGCTTTGTCCTCGACTCTGACGTGGGATGGGCAGCAGCTGGCAGTCGGTAAGCGGTTGTTCCAAATCGTCCGTCAGAAGCAGTAAGCTGCTTCTGATCTAAAAGTGGGAGAGGCTCTAGAAGCCCAACATGGAAATGTAATCGAAGCAAGTCTCCGGTATCAATGGCTGGAGACTTGCTTTATTTTTATCAAAGGGAGGAATTATGGCTTACGAGAAAGATTTAGGTGCGGTACAATGTAGCAATGGCGAAACATTGGTGCTGCCTCGTCTCACGTTAGGACGCATCATTTCAGCTTCAACGTCCATCTCAGCGCTTATCAAAAAGGTTAAGGAGGTGGCGCCTGACTTGTTTGTTATCCAAGTACCTGAAGCACCTGAAGTTGCCACACCCCAGGCTATAGCTGCATACAGAGCAGCCATCAATGCCCAAGATACGAGTCTGGGTCAACGAGTCTTAGGTGCTTTGCCTGAACTTCTGCCTCAGATTTGGAATGAAGTAGTTGCTTTGCTTGCCAGTTATTTGGAAAAGGAAGTTGACTGGATCAAGAAAGAACTCGACTTGGAGGATGCAGTTAAGATACTGTGCCCTTTCTTCACGAGTATCTTCATGCAGGGCAATCAGGTAGTAGGCTTGTTCAACCAGTTAACAGGGCCGCAGAAGACGACGGAAGCGACCCAAGGTTAAAACTTGAAGATACTGTTGCGGACTTGGTTGACATGTTTGCGTCCGCTTATGGCTGGGGTTTGACTGATGTTTTGAATATGACCTTTCCAGAGGTCTTCAAGCAGCAGGAATCAATGTTACGCCGTTTACGTCGCCTGGGCCAGAAGCCCGGTAACGATGGTAATATAAACTGGGAACATAAAAAACCAACGTTAAAACTACATGATGCACTTGATAATGAATTACTACGTGGTTGTGTAGTCGAGGAATAATCATTGGCAGCTTCTGAACAATATGGTGTAGATCTACAGTTACAGATTGATGCTTTTGAAGCAAACATTAAGAAGGCCCAGCAAAATCTTCTTGATGTTGAAAAGACTGCCGCTGAAGTTTCTAAGAAGTCATCTCAGGACATTAACCAGATAGGTAGTGAATCTGCTACTGGTGGTGTTTCACGGCTAACATCTGCTTTGGGTGGGTTAGCTAAGGTAGCTGCTGTAGGTGGCGGCCTAATTTTAGGTCTAAAATTATTCCGTACTGTTATAGGTGCCGTCTCAGGTGATGATGAAAAAGCTACACGTTCATTTCTAAACTTGACTCGAGGCATGTCCACAGCTGTTGGTAGCGCGGCTGGTATGGTGCGTGCCTTTGCTGGTACGACAGGTCCGTTCGATGCTTTCTTAGGTCGGGTCCAAAGAGCTACTGTTAACACTACAGTTTTCTCTGGTGCTTTAAATAGTCTGCGGGGCAATGATTCTGTTAAGAGTTTTGCTCAAAACTTTGTTACTAACTTTGATCGTATTGAAAAGTCTGTTAAGCAATCTTTGCTTGCCATTCCTGGAGTAACACCCTCACTTAACTTTTTGGGCAAAGCTTTCAACGCAGTTACTAAAGAGACCGCTGCCTTCTTCAATAATTTGGCTGCCAACGGTAATGCCATTGGTAAGATAGCAGTGGCCTTAGGCAACATGGCTACGGGTGCTGTCAGTGTAGCACCTGGTATGAATAAGTTAAGTGGCGTTGCTGGCCTGGCTGATGATGCTGCTGTAGGTCTCGCCAAGGGTATGCAATCCGCCGGTATCGAAGCGGGCGCCCTCAGTGCTGTTGGTACTGGCCTGATAGCTACCATAACAGCCCTCAATGCAGCAATTGCCATTGCTGGTAGTTTGATGTCAGGAATTGGCAAAAGCATAGTTGCTACCACGTCTGAATGGGCCATTGCCTCAGGTAAACTTGATCTGGCCATCACCCAGTTAACAGCTCAGCTTGAATCAGCATCTGCTGCTACAGGTATTTTCTTAGGTACTGCAGATGAGATGACTACGTTTCTTAAGGAATTATCTAAAGAAACAGGTCTTGCTGACACTCAGCTGGTTCAATTGGCGTCTTCATTCTTACAAGTAGAAGGTACTGCTCAGCTTAGTAAAGAACAACTGCAAGAGGTTATTAAGCGCACCGCCATTCTTGGTGCTTCAATGGGCGATTTGGAAGGCGTAGCTGGTAAAGTTATTGGTGGTTTCCAAGGCTTTACTCGTGGTTTAAGTTTATTTTTAGGTTTAGGTGCCCGCTCGTCAGAACTAACCAAGCTAGAAGCTGACGGCCTGCAACTTGTTTCAGGCGCTGCACAAGGACAAGTTGATTCTCTAAAGCGGGCAGCCTTCGCCCAGCAGTTGTATGGTACCTTTGTTAATGGTACAAACGCACGAGTTAAAGCTTACGCCGCCAGCAGTGACAACTTGGTCTTGGCTTTGCAACGCCTACAAGGTGCCCAGAGTAACATAGCTGAAGCTTTTGGTAAAGCGTCAGGTACTTTTCTGGTACCTCTAGTTAATGCCTTCACTAAAATTATTAACGTCGTCACTGATTTGCCTCCAGGTCTGCGTAGTGTAATCTCTGAAGTCATTAACTTAACTGGTGTGGTGCTTGTTGCCATAGGTACTGTACTTAAATACGCTAGCATTTTTGTTCTTTTAAAGAATAGCGTTGCCATTTTTAATGCTGCCCTAACTTTGAGTTTACCTGTCATTGGCAATGTGGGTGTTGCTCTTGGTAAATTATTTGGTAGCTTTGGTATCGGTGGGGGAGCTATTACGAGCTTTGGTGGCCTCGTAGGTAAACTAGGTCTTTTGATCCCAGCTGCCTTCCGTGCAGGTGAAAATGCAATTGCTAGCTTTGTTACCAGAGGTATAGGGGGCTTACTAGGTCTAAGTTTTAGTTTTAGTGGTATTGTAGGCGTTCTTACTAAAGTGGCTGGCGGCATTCTTACTGTGGGTTTGAATCTGGGTAAATACCTGGTTTTTCCGAGTCATCTAACTTTGTTGATTGTTGCCTTTAAAGCTTTGTATGATGCTATTCGTATTGTAGATGAGCAGATTGGCATATCCGCCGCCGCAATTGAGTTTTATAAGAATAACATTGAAGGTAGTACTTTGTTAACTGATATTTTTACCTTTGCTGTTGCCAAGCTTTCACAGGCCATTCAGTTGTTGTCTTTTACTATTGCTTTTGCTTTAGAAGCTGCACTGCTTGGTATTGTAGCACCTGTCAATATTGTACTTAGTGGTTTGACTTTATTGGCAAAAGGTCTTGATACCGTTTTCGGTACTAGTTTGACTAAGACCATTGAACCTATAAATGAAGCTGCCACTGTTTTACAGGATCGCCTCGTCAAGGGCATGCACGATAGTGCTGTAGCAAGTGTCGAAGCTGCAGGACGCCTCTTTTCTATGGATACGTCCTTAGGTAAAGTTAAGAAAAGTTCTGAAGCTGCTGCCATTGCTATGAAAAAGGTTTCAGTTTCCGCTGAAGTCTTAAGGGCTATTTTTGATATTGCTAATAAGGGTCTGGAAGAAACGGCCAAAGGTATACAGAGTAATGCTGACCAAAATGTTGCTACTCTTGATCGCCTTGCTGAAGCTCAAAAAACCTTTGTCAATGAATTCATTTCCGATGAAGGTTATAGAGCCTCACGTGTCTTTGAAATTGAAAATACACTACGTAAGCGTCGATTGGATGTTGCGGAACAGACCCAGACTGAATTGTTAGCTGTAGCTGCTACAGCCCAAGCCCAGCAACTTGCTGCTATTGGGCATTTGGCCGATGCTTCTGATCAAAAGCAGGAAGATCGTATTAAGAAGGAAGCTGAAGTTCGGCAGAAGTTTTTAGAAACAGAAACACAAATTACAACAGATTTCCGTGCTAAGCTTCTGGAGCAGCTTGCTGCGGTACGTGAACAGCAAAACCAGCGTGTACAGATTATACGGGATACCCGCAGTCGTATTAAAGATATTGAAACAGCTTCTGCCAATGCTATATCAGATATTCAACTTCGTCTATTGTCTGGTGAGAGGGCTAATGCTTTTGTACGTGAACAAATTCGTCTGAAAGAGATACAAGCACGTGACGCCGCTTCTCGTGGTGATTTTGAACGTGCAGCTCGTACTGCAGAAGAAATTAACGGCCTAGCTTCTAAAGTTGGTGGTCCAGATATCACGAATGCTCTCGCAGCCGCTGCCCGAGTTGGAGCGGCTGGTTCTATAAAAGAAGCGCAGGCAGCCTTAGACGAACTCACTAATACAGGACATAATGCCGAAAAAACATTTCAGGATTTGTCTTCCGCTGTATTTTTTGCACGTGGCCCTGAAGACATGGCTAAGATTGCGGCCGCCGCTGCCGCTTTCCAAGCAGCTTTACAAAAGGGTGCTGAAACAACCCAGGGTAATGAACAGATTAGTATTTTAGAACGATCTCGTGACTTACAAATTCGAATTCAAGAACAAAGGGCTGCTGCTGCTGAACAAGAAAAAATTACCTTGGAGGCCCAGCAGAAGGCTATCGTTGCCCGCTTGGAAGAGACCGAAGCCAAACTCAATGAATTGCGAGAATCACTATCGCAGCCTATCGAGACGTTGGTTAATTTTTCACCTGAAACTTCAGCAGTAGAAGCAGCCATTAGAGAATTACAAAGTCGTAACATTGTTGTACCTGTAACGTTTCAAACTGCACGTGGTGTCAATATGGAAGGATTCTCAGTCCATAACGTTGAAGACGTGGGTCGTTTGATAAGGGAAAAGTTTAATCCTGGTATCATTGAAGCTGGTTTTCAAACAGCCACGAATGGTATTGCTGGTTCTGTGGGTATTGATCGCTTTGGTGGCGACGGCACTGGCCCCAGTAAGCATGTTCGTGTGGATTTGAATCTTAGTGGTGAAACTACTAGTGTCGACACCAAAGACCAGGCCAGTGCAGATGCTTTGGTGGGTTTTGCTAAGAATTTACAGAACATTAAGAAATCACGGGGCAACTACACTTCACCGTTTTTGAGGATTTAACTGATGGGCATTCCTACCCTTATTATAGGGGCCACAAGTATTACTGCTACCCGGCGATTACCCTCCCAGGCTTTTAATGCAGTTTGTAAACAAAAGCTCTCTGGAATGCGTTCTCAGACTGGTAAGTTGTTTACACAGTTCTTGTATGAGAAATACTCTGTCAAGGTCAGCGGCTTATCTCAGACTTTATATGAAGATTTGAGGCACGAGTATCAGCGCGTAGGTTTCATTGATTTATATTCAATTTCTAATCGTAAGGAGTTGTTTACTGCAACAGGTACAACTCTACAGTTTTTAACAACACGTCGAATTCGCATTGATGACGGCAGTGTCGCTGCCCAAGTTGAAAATCCTCCTGGTACGGTGGTGAATGCCTCTTTCGCGGTATCAGCTGGTGGCACACAGGGTCTTGTAACTTTAACAGGTGGTACTGTAGTGATTGGCACTGATAGTGTAGTGGTTCGCTATTTTCCCATTATCAATGGCCAAATTATGGAGTTTGATAATGGTTATGATTGGATAAATGACCAGGAAACTTGGAACTTATTGTTCGAAGAAGCGTAAATGCTTGCAAGTAATGTGTCTATAATTACAAGTCCTAAGTTGATTACAGCGGACTTCTTTAGGTTGTTTATCAGCTGGGAACAGACGCCTGCTCTTGTAACAGGTGGTACTGTTGTCATTACAAACACCAACACCCCAGTTTCAACATTAACAACCACGATTAGTACAACTTGGTTAACGTTAACTGTACGTCAATCTCAATTTGTTAGGGTAGTCCTATTTATTGACGGTACGGATGTTTCACAATATTTGGTGGGTCGTTTAGAAGTGCACTGGCCGGATGATGGCAACGGGCAATGCACTTTCTCATTAGTTACCCGTAATCCCTTCGCGGATTCACCGCCCTTTAACATAGAATCAGATGTGGATGTCTTTGCTCTATATACTGATCCCGATGATGGCAGTTCATCATCAGTACGCATGTTTAAAGGCAAGTTGTCACATTTTGAATATGTGCCCGAACAAGATGTAGCTAACATAACTGTCCAGGATATGTCACGCACAGTGTCGCGTTCTACTGATAAGTTGAACGTAGATATTTTGGGTGTTGATCCTATTGTTACTGAGAAACTTACTTGCACATCCACCAATATTTTAGTCACCACCCAAGCAATGGATATGAACTCACCTAACCCCCTGATTGGCATCTGGCTTGAAAGTGACACTGGGTTAAAGGTTAACTTAACATCATTGATGAACTACACCTTTAATTCTCCTCAACAAATTCGTTCCTTTAATGGTGGGATACTTAATGTAGGCACTAATTATTTATTGAAATACCAGGTACCTCTTGGAAATTTCATCATTCCTAATTTGAAAAAGTCAGAAGTGCTACAAATCATCGCAGCGCTATCTGGTATCTCTGAACTGGCCAATGAACGTTCTGATCAGTTTGAAGATGAGGTTGTAGGTGTTAATATTACGGCTAACGACGAATTGCCTCTGGATCTTATACGTAAGATCATAGTACCTCAGACTTGGAAAGTCGAATTTGATGAGTTTGGCACATTGAGGATTCGACGTGAATATCTTAAAGCTACTGAAGATTTTACCTTGGATGGCGATCGTGTCATTGAAGATACTTTGTCAATAAACAAGGACACTGACAGTGTTATAAATGATATAACTATTGTGGGCATTGTCAAACGTAATGGTGGTGGGAGCCCCTCAGTACCGGTAATATAATTATGCCTCTAATTGAACGAAAAGTTTTAGGCACAGGGCATGCTGAACAAGGTTTGCCTGCGCCTATTGCATGGACTGGCGGAGAAGTATTAACTTCTGCTAATCCTATCACCTATGTGGACATTCCATTGCCTCAGACTACTGTTTTGAATTCGGTACAGATGGCAGTCAAAAATTTAACAACACCATCAATCCCAGCTGGCTTTAATTTTTATAGTGGTGGACCACCACTACCATTGACAGTAGGGCCTCCTACTATAATGCCTGGTGTGTATTTCTTGGTGATAGACGACTGGCTTGCCCAAAAATGGCACTTAATTGGTTTGAATGAGGCAGTCGAGCGTGCCTCTGTTGGTACTGGTTTCAATTCTGCTCCTGGTGTTTATTCTGTAGCATATGTACAGGGGTTGTTGGGTAGCATTGATATCAATTTCACACCAGTTGGGAATAAACCTAGTTTCTTTTCAGGCAGTTCAACGCCTCTGGTGCGTTACACTGACGGTAGTTACCATTATTTACTTTCTATTTTTCGTCCTTTTTTTAAGGGGCGCCTATCAATATTTATAAATGTAATTTCAGTTTGGTATCCTTTTTCTTTAGACATTCAGATTACAGGATATGCTCTTGAGAATATTAGTTCACAGGGTGTTCCTGATGAACAAATCTCTGTGCGTGTGATTGATGAAACTTGTCAAGAGCTTTACGGCGTACGTCCTGGTAAGGAAGAACAATCTGATTTCATTGAAACCCAAATACAAGCCGCTCGTGTAGGTGAACAAATACTTTGGCAGTCGCAAATGGTTCTGGACTTAAGCGCAGTTGTGCCTATCACCCCAGCGATCCGTCGTGGTTCAACAGTCCGCATAGCGTATCCATCCAAGAATTTAGATGTTCTAGGTTTAGTAAAAAATGTAACACATACCTTTAACACTGAAGCTCAAGGTATGTCAAGTCAGGGTATTGCTACTACACAATGTGAAGTCAAGGCGACAGAGTTTATCTTTAGAACTGCCGGCGGTGAATCTCAGGATGCTGAGAAGTTAGATAAGAGGCAAACCTAAGATGCCTAGAGCTCCTAATCCATCAACCTTAGTCAATGCAATGCGTTCAGTGCAAGGCAGAGAATCTAACTACCGTCAATGGTCTGAGCGTGCAACTATTATAGGTTTCAACGAAGCAACTCAGTCTTACGAGATTGTCGTCAGCGCTGCAGGACCTTCAGGCGCAGAAACCAATAGTGCAAATCGTACTTTGCGGGAAATCAAGTCTCTGTTTCCAACAGATTTGCGAACTTTTAATCCCGGGGATAGTGTCCTTGTTGGTTATGTTTCAGAGAAAAAAGAGCATCCTGTTATTATGGGATTAGGTGATAATAATCCTTATACAGGTACCACACCGGCAATAACATTACCAACTCAAACAGCATCCGCCAAGCGTGTTGGCGGGGTCGGCGGCGTTAATCCAGGCACACCAGGTTCAGCTTGTCCTATGCGCGTCAATGATCCTCAAACAGGATCAACCACCACACTAATGGTGGATTGTTCTATGTTAACACCAGATAGGAAGTTACAGCTTCCTAATATGCCACGTGTAACTTGTGGTGTTGGTGAAATCAGTTGGAGTACTAATGCTACAGGCGTAACTGTCTCAGGTGCAGGTACTAATGGAATACTTGGTGAATTAGATCTTGGTCCCAACACAGGTGTTAATGTTACAGGTACAGCATATAAAACGGGGCGGTATCACATTTGTAATGGCGGCTTCAATGCCATGGATGTCAAGTCCTATGGTTGTGCTGATCAGATTTTAATTGATTGTAACAAGTTTTTAGCCAATAGTAACAAGTATGATCCCACCAGCTGCCACTATTGCGGTGAAGGCGATGTTGCATGTGCAATTGGTGATACCGCAGACACTGCGATAGAAACGAATGATCCTGAATTTGGCACAGGTTCAGCTTGCGTGGCAGCACGCCCATGCAATGCCCAGGGTACAATGTGTGATGCTAGAACAGCTCAGATGATACTGGACGGTTGTAATCCTTGTGGCTTGGCATTGAATAATAAGATCATTACAGCTACAGATGCCAATGGTAATACTGTGTCAATAACTATAACGGTAGCTACGTCATGAAGGTATATGCACTACGGCGCAAATCTACACAGGAATTTTTATTTCCAATTATTCTTGGCGAACCCTATAGGTGTCCTGAAGGTGAGGATCCTCGTGACTTTGAGGCTGTGGACATTTTAATACCTACAACTGAGGCAGAACTACGGAAACTGGAAAGTTCAGTTATAGATGTTAAATTAGAAAAAATGGCACGTCATTTAGGCATGACTGCCGCAGATCTTATTGAGAAGGCTGCCACTGCTTTCGGCGTTCCACCTTGTCAAGGTTGTCAGTTACGAAAGCGCATACTTTATGCTGTGGATCGTCTTGGTTGGTGGGCTGCGGCTCGTATGATACTGAAAACTGTTATGGGCAAGTCTTTAAATGCAAAAGAACGTGGGCTGGTGCAGGGCCTGTGGTCCTAGGCTAAAATAAGGATTCAGCTATGGCATTACCAAATCTACATTTTTATACTACGGCAGGTCTGACATTGTCTTCTCTGGACTTTGGTACGCTTGCCGCAGGATCTGAAACGGATCCACTACAGTTCTATCTCTGGAACAATAAAAACAGTACGGGTCTCTTTGTTGATGATGCTCCTACGCCTCGTATCAGCGTATTGGACTCTCTTAATAGCAAGGCCGCTGATTTTATCACCCAGGGCTGGGTCCTTGCCCGCTCATCAGGTACCACTAATCCTGATGGTATTTTAAGTTTCTTTGATGACCAGCAAGCAGTTTATACACCAATTACGGACATCCAAGACTTACAGGTTGGTGCTATTCCAAATAACTGCGGTCGTTCCATTTATTTAAAGGTACGAGTACCTGCTGATGCACCAACACAATCAAACTTGCAGATTCAGGTAGTGGGTGGTAATGC